AGGAACTCGAGGCGCGCGCGGCGCTCCTCGTCGACAACGAGCACCGATTCTTGCTCGTACTTCTCGAGCCCAAGCTGCAACACCTCGGCCAGCTCGGTCGCGTCCGCGATTGGCACCAGGAATGACGCCTCAGGCACACCTTGGTACATGCCGCGCGCACGCTGAGGCTCGAAGCCCGCTTCGCGAAGATCCTGCTCAAGCTGCTCTGTCCGCCGCGCATTCTCCTCGGGCGAGAGCGTCGACCGCTCCGCGGACAGCATGACGAACTGCGGCGGCAAATCGTCAACCGCGGCGAATTGCTCGCCACTTGCCGGGGCAGCTTCGCCAATGTCGACGACTTGTTCGTGACCTTCTTCGATGCCGAGCGTCGACACCCACTCCGGCAGAAGCGTGGCCTTCTGATCGGCGTATATCGTCTCGCGCTGGTTCGCGCGGTTCTGCTCGCCGAACGGCCCGTAGTTCACCCAGCTGTTCTGCCCGCGCGTCTCGGTCGTCATCGCGCGCGCAGCGAGCGGCGAGTACATACGCACATGCGAGTGCCACGCGTTCTCCTCGCCGATCGGGCCGAAGCCGTTGCCTTCCTTCGCATGTCCGAACACATCGTGGACGATGCGGAAAACATCGTTCGCGACGAGACGGCGATCGCCGATGTATTCATCCGTCAGCTCGAGCAACGGATGCTCGAACGTCTCGTTCAGCGTGCCAAAGCCCTGGTCCGTGGGGAACACCCACAGATGTCCGTTGCGGATGTCTTCAAACACCTGCTTCGGACCTTCAGGGTAGGGGTCCGGCTGACCGGGTTCGATGAACTCGATCTTGAGCCCGAGCTTCTTGACCTCTTGGTACTGTGCGAGCGTCTCGTCGATGAGCGCGCGGTACGCCGCCTGCACCTCCGGGTCGTCCGGGTCGTGGACGGCCTCGTCGTAGGCTTGCGCGATTCGCGCGGCGCGCTCCGGGTCGACCTTGACGTAGCGCGTGTGCGGCGGCAGCGTGATGCCGAGCCGCTCGCGGTTCGCTTCGACGTAGTCGGCCGCGAGCTGCTGGATCGCCGCGAGCGGGCCGGGCGACGAGTCCGGCAGGCCAGCTAGTGGGGTGCCCGGCTCCCTGACATCCGGTCGCGGAGCTGCTTCGCGCTCAGCTCGTCCTCGCTCACGGGTCTCTGACTCTGCGGCGGCTCGCTGCTGCCGGAGGGCGTCGAGGCGACGCGCACTCCGAAGGAGCGCAGGCGTGACTGTCGCTGCTCCTGCGCCTTCACCAACAGTGCTTCCACCGAACTCAATCTCGACTGCTCTGATTGCTTCGCCATAGCCTGCGGCCTCCAATATTTCTCTGATCGTCGCGTTCCCCGCGAGCATCGTCGCGAAGTCCGGTACGCTCGCGATGCGCTCGTCGGTGATCTCGCCGGCGAGCACCAGCTCTTCGACGCTGCGCGTTTCGCCGGCCGCGTCCGCCAGCTCGACGGCGGTCTTCGCCCAGCTCCAAATCGTTTCCTGCACCTCGGCCGGCGTCCACTCCTGGCCCGTCTCGCGCGTAAGACGTTTCGCAACCCGGCGGATCTTCGCGCTCATGGCAAGATAGCCGGGGCTTTTGCCGGGACCAGACTTGCGCAAGCTGCCCTTGAAGATCGCCTGGTCAACGAGCGCGAAGTTCGCCATCCACGTGTCGTTCGTAACCTCGATGACGTTGCCGGCAAGGTTGCGCATGAAGCTGTCGACCTTCGGCCCGCTGAGCACGATGTCGGTTGCGACCGGCGTCGACAGCGCGCGCACGGTGTTGTTACGCCACGCGTCGAGCGGCTTGCCCGTCACCGAACGATCGAGGATCGCGTTGATCTCTTCCGGGTCGGTCGGGCGCCCGGCTTCGTTCCAGTTCACCCACATCTGCACCGCGTGCCGGAGGTTCGTCTCGACGTCGATCTGCGGCGACAGCGCAGCCATGAGCGCGGCGAAGCGCGGCGCGTCGACTTCACCGAAAACTTGACGCAATGTGCGCACCGCGTTCGCATACCAGCCGCGCTTCGCGGCGCCGGCGAGCGCGGCGTCCGCGAAGTCGATGTCCTTGGGCAACCGGCGGAACATCTCGACGAGCCGCGCCGCTGTATCGCGGCGCAGCTGCGCGCGCTCCTGCTCGGTGAGATGGGGCTTGATCGTCGCGAAGCCCTGCACCTCGTCGATCGGCGATTGGTAGAACACGCCGGGCGCTTCGGTGACTAGGCGCTCGGCTTCGTTCTCGTCGACGCCTGCGACCTCGATCGGCTCGAAGATGCGCGCCTGTCCGCGCAGGTTGCCCTCGGCGCCGGGCGTGAAGTAGCCGATGAATCCCGCGTCGCGCACCAAGCGCTCAAACGTGTCCATGTCGAAGCGCGTCTGCGCCGGCACCAGCTCGCCGGTCTCCGGGTCCATCGTGTAGCTGACCGGCACCTGCGACTCCTCGATGAAGCCGAGCGGGTCAGCACTCGCGTCGTAGAGCCGCTGCGCCGGCACGTCGACCACGTACTCGATCGGGCCGACTCCTGATTCCCGAATGAAGCCGGTGTCCGGGTACAGCGAGATCGAGCGCACCGGATCACGGAAGCGCTCTTCGCCGCGCATGCCCGTGCCCATGAATGCCGGATCGAGCACGGGCGTGCGGACGTTGCCGAAGTGGCGGAAGCGCATGAAGCCTTCAGCAGGGGACGGCGGAGCGTCCTCCGCGAGGAACGCCTGCGCGCGGCCGTGCCGCAGCTGCTGCCGCTCCGCAGCCGGCGGCTCGATGCGCGTGACGACCGGGCCGTCTGCCGTAACGCCAAGGGCCTTGTGGCTGCGTAGCGCGGCCTCTACCGTCGTAGGCTTGCCGGCCTGATAGACGGTCGGCGTGTACTCGATCGTCCACCCCTTGCGCTTCAACGCCTCGTACACGCGCAACTGCATGTGCGATACCAGGCGATCAGAGACGAGCGGCTTGCCTTCCTCCTGCGCGAGCTTCCACGCCTCTCGAATCAGCTGCTGCCCAATCCCTTCGCCGCGACGCGACTCGTTGACCGCGGCCAGCCGGATCTGCAGCACGTCGCCGCGATCCTGCACTTGCATGTGTGCGATCTCGTTGCCCTCTTCATCGCGACCGATTATCTGAAACTCACCAAGCTCGGCCGCGCTGCGATCGACCTCGATCTGCTCCGGCGGCAGCTGCTCAAGCGGGTCCGCCACCGGCGACGCGACGATGCGCAGCGGGTAGCGCTCGTACAGCTGCAGCGGCGTCACGCCGAGCCGATCAGCGAGCGTGACGTAGAAGTCGCGCACCATCGCGGCGTAGGCGGAGTTGACGTCCGGCGTGAAGCGGTTAGCGCGCGCTAACTCGCCGAGCAAAATCTCTTCGACCTGCTGCGCCTCAGTCTGGAACGCCTCGTTGTCCTCCTGCTGAGCGAGCGCCTTCTCCGCTTCCTCGCGAAACTGCGCCGCGACTTCCTGCTCAAACTGCGCTGCCTCGGCCGCGCTCATGTCCTCCGGCGATGTGCGGAGGTGCTGCAGCAATTCTTGGCCGTAGGCTTCGGGAGCGATGCGAGCAGCAAACTCACCAACAGGAATGCGAATATCGCCGCCAATAGGAGCAGCTTCACGAAACTGCCGAGCAATTTCAGGAGATACGTCATCAGGCGAGATACCGGCCTGATTGAGCACCTCGCCGAAGACGCGCGCATCGACGTAAACCTCAGTGACATCGCCCACCTCCTCGGCAGCGCGCTGCACGAACTCTGCGAAAGAGTCCGGCGCCCGCGCACGCAGCTTCGATTCGCTTGCAAGCTGCGCCAGCTGGGTGAGTCGCCGCAGCTCTTCCTGCGCGCGGCGACGTCGAATATCGTCGCCCGTGAAGCGCGCAAGCGTGCGATCGGCCACGGTGATCGCGCCCGTCTGGATTCCCGCCCCGACGATCGTCGCGACGAGCGTCTGATATGCAGCCTCGGGGCGCTCGCGCAAGAATTCGACGAGCGTCTTGTCCGGGTTCAGCACCATCCAGTCGTTGATGTCCTGCAGCAGCGTCGCCGCCTGCTCCTGCGGGATCTCCTGCGCGAGCTGGTTCAAGATGACCTTGTAGAACGGCGCGCCGCGCTCGAGATCTTTGAACAGCACGCTGACCGGCAGCATCTCAGTCAGCAGCTCGAAGCCAGCCTCACCGATCGCTGCATGAAACGCGAGATTCGGATCTTTGCCCGCCGCAACCGCGTCGCCGTACTTGAGCGAGCCCGCGCCGAGCGACATCAGCCAAAGTGCGAGCTGCGGGTTACGAGTCACTAACCCTGCGCCCAGCGCGGCGAAGTTCATGCCGGCCGACTCAATCCCCGACAGGATAGCCTGCTCTGTCGAACTGAGATCCGTCGGCCGATCGCCCGCGACACGCTGCTGCAAGCTCTGGCCATACTCACGTTGACGAGTGAAGTAGTCGGCTGCTTCGCGCAGCGGATCTTCCGGCAGTACGCCCGCTCGCGCGAGCGGGTCCGTCACGTTCTGCGACACTGCGCGAGTCAGCGCTTCGAGGAACGCATTCGGCGCCGTACCGCCGAGCGCGATCAGCCCCGAGCCGAGCGTGCGCCCGTACATCTCGATGCGCTCGAGCACCGACAGGTCGTCGTGTGCAAGCGCCGCGAACTCCTCACTCATGAGAAACTCGCGCAGCACCGGGAAGTCGCGGAGCATCTGCTCGAACTCGTTCACGCGGGCGCGGCGGTCGACGACATCGACGTTGCGCTCGACGACGGGCTCGGGCAGCCCCGTGCGCTTCGCGAGATCGCGCACGCGCGCGTAGCCGTCCGGGTTGCGCTCCACGGCGTGCGCGAGTGACGTGCGCAGGCGCAGCTGCTCGGCTTCGGCGAGCTGTCGCGCGGCGCCCTCGAACTCGTCGGCCGGCTGCTGTCCGCGTTCCTGCTCCGCTAGAGCGCGGGCGGCAACGTCGAAGATGCTCTCTGTCATAGCTCCGCTCTGAACTCCCTGAGCAACAAGAGGCGATACATCGCCATGATTCTTTCGTCAGTGACCGGGAGGCCCTGGCGCTCGAGCGCTGCCTCGATCTTCTCACGGTCGCGAGCCGGGATCTGATCGATGCCGAACTCGAAGCGTGATAGGTCGTCGCGCGCCACCTGGAACAGCCGGCGATCAGGATCGAACAACCCAAAGAGCCCGCCGCCGATGACCTCGCCGGAGATGAGCAAGCGATCGATGATCGTTTGCCGCTCCTCCCAATTGAGCTGTCGACCGAGCTGCTGTTGCGCGGCGTCAATCTCCGCCTGCACGCGTGCCTCGAACAGGCCGCGCTGCTCGTCCTTCAGATTGAGCGTGCGCAGCGACGTCGCAATCTGCTGCTGCAGCGTCGCGACATCGAGCGCCGTGCCAGGGTTGCGTACTCGCTCCTGCAGCTGCAGGAGCTGCCGGCGCTCGGGCTCGGCTAGCACGCCGAAGAAGCGGCGCAGGTCCGCTTCAGCGAACGCATTCGGATCGTCAGCCGCGATCTGGCGCAGCTCGTAGTAGACGTCCCAATTCGTTTCGACCTTCTGTCCCGACTCGAGCGCGCGCAGCGACTGCAGCGTGCGGCCGTCCAGCTCCTCGAGAACCGCGGACGGGATCGCGTCGAGCCGGTTACCGCCACGCGCGAAGTAGTCCCAGGCCGTGTCCGCCACTTCCTTCTCGCGCTGCTGCTTGGCCGCGCGCTGCTCGGCGAAGCGCGCCTTGATGCGCGAGACGATCTCGTCGCGCTCCTCGCCCTCGAACTCGTCTCGCGCGCGCTTGAGCGTCTCGGTTTCGTTCTCGCCGAGCGCCATCAGCCGATCGGTCTCGCGCTGCGCCTTCACGCGCAAGCCGCCCGTGCGCACGATGCGCGCGAGCGTGTCATGCTCGCTGCCCGCGATCTCCGACTTATTCGCCTCGAAGTATTTGCGCGCCCGCTCCGGGTCCGTGTCGGCCATCGCCTCGAGCACCTGCCGGTGAAACGCGGTCAGCTGCAGCTCCTCTTCGGCCGCGCGACGCTCGGGCGACCAGCCGTTGAAGCCGGCCTGCACCGCGATGCGGTTCAGCACGTCACGCTTCGCCTCGGCGATCGCGTCGTCGTCGTGGTGCTGTGCAGCCGCGCGGTTGATCGCCATGTTGATCGACGCTGCCGCGGACTCCTCGAGCGAACGCCGCCGCTCGCCGGCCTCATACTGCGCCGCTGCGCTCACACTGCGCTCGCGCAACTTCGTCAGCGTCTGCTCGAAGATCAGGCGCTGCGCGTCGTTCTCCAAGTCGTCGAGGTAGCGCCGGCCGCGGGTGTCGAACCACTGGCGCACATCGTCGGTGACGCCCCACGCGTTCTGCCCGCGGCGCTGGCGCAGGCCGGCCTCAAACTCGAGGTATTCCTCGGTAAGCGCCGCCTCAGCGCGGAACACGCTGTCGGCGTTGCGCAGCTCCTGCTCGCGCTTTGCGATGTCGGCCCCCGCCGCGCCCGCGCTCGTTAACGCACGACCAAGCTCCGGCAGCGGCGATTCCGCCGGGCGAACGGCGACGCTCGGCAACGGACGCCGGGCGACCTGCGGAGCATCATAGACCGGCACGCGCGGCATGGTTATCGTCTCCGCTGCCTGTTCTTCGGCCGCTGCAGCGCACCGCTACGACGCAGCTGATACCAGCGGTCGGCGACCAGCGGTGCGGACGTCAGCAAGCTGCCGACGCCGGCCAGGAACGGATTCGCCGCCGCGGCCTGCGTGCGGAAGTTGAACGCGTCCATCTCGGCCGCAAACGCCTCACGCTCGACGTTCTCGCGAATCGTGCGGGCGTCAATCTCAGACATCAGCTCGGTGCCGAGCAGGATCTCGAGCGGAGAGCCTTCGGTGAGATCGAGCCCGGCCGCGGCGAGCGACGCGCGCTGCCGGCCGCGCAGCTGACCGACGCGCCGGAGGTGCGCAGCTTCCTCTTCCGCGCCGGCCTGCCGGATCTCGCGCGCCCGCTGCTCGGCGAACGCCGCGCTCGCGCGGGCCGCGCGACGACGCGACAGCGTGTCGCTAAACGTGCCGGCCGCGCTGACCAGCGCGCCGGCTGCCATCGTCGACAGGCTGGTTCTGGCTGCAGTACGCGGATCACACATGGTTATCGTCCACTAACCCTCGAACCATGATAGCCCCCGTTTCGCGAAACCCCAAGCGCTCGTAGAAGCGCCGGGTGCGCTCGGGGTGAATCTCGGTTGAGATGCCGAGCGAGACCTCCTTGACACGGCCGTCCGCCTGCAGTATGCGCAGCCACTCCCGGTACAGCCGCGGCGCCGCAGACGTCCCGCGGTACGCCGGATGCACGTAGAACACGTAATCGGTCGCGTAGCAATCCGGCCCGAAGAAGTGCTCGACGATCATGCCGGCGAGCATCCCGACGATCTGCGCCTCGTGCTCCGCGACGAGCACCTGCGCAGCGGGATCGCAGATCAAATACTGCGCGATGCCTGCCACCTTAGCCGGGTCGTACGTCAACGTGCGAAACCGCGGGCTCTCAGCGTGCATCATCTCGCCAAGCTCGACGAGTGCGTCGACGTCGTCGATGGTTGCGTTCCTAATCTCCAAGGGCCACCTCCTGTGCGATTGCAGAGATCATGACGGGCAGCGGCATGTCTTGGCGCACGCACACCTGCCCTTCCTCGTTCCACGTCGGCTCGATGTCGATTGTCGCCACGCCTGTGACGAGCCGCGGCGGCGAGCCCATCGGCTCGTCGGTTCGCTGCGCGAACTCGCGCAGACGATCGAACGACGGGCCTGCGAGAAGATGCGAGGATCTGTTCACCCGCAGCCGCACCTTGTTGACGTTCTTCGTGGTGCCCACGCCGTTCCCGCTGATCGCGCTGTCGTAGCTGAGCGGCAGCGTCTGCAAATCCGCGACGATCGGCAAGCCAATATGCACCTTCGTTGCCGCGAACGGCAGCGTCACTTGTCCGTCTTCGACGACGAGATCTGTCACGACGATACCATCAGCAAGCGCAACAACCGGCTCGCCCTCTAGATGATCGAGCCCGCCAAAGGTCGTCGCAGGCGAAGAGCCCTCGTAGCTTAGCCCGCAATCAACGTAGAACGCATCCGCAGGCTCGTCGAACTTCGCCAGCTCGAGCCGCTCAATGAACCATTTCGTCGCGCTGCCGAAGTCGCGCGCGACGAGCAGGTATACGCCATCCACGTCGCCAGCCTCCGGCACGACAGCAACGTCGATGACGCGACTCGGACCCGTCGACGTCGCCGTATGGTGCTGATGCCAGCCGCGCACCTCCTGTCCCGGTAGATAGGTCATGCCTAGAAGCACACCGTCCGAGCGCGTCGCCCAAACGATCGTATACGGCTGCGTCGAATAAGCGAGATGCGTGATCTTGTAGCCGTCGAACAGATGCACCGCAAGCAGTGACGCATCCTCGGCGTTATACCCCACGCGGTCGGGCGACGTGGTGTACGTCAGCTCTATGACGTGCGACGACTTCGCAGCGACGAACAGCACGCGTGTGCCGACGACTATCGGGCTCGCCTGTATTGATGCTCCAATGCTCGCGACTCGCCGACGCGCAACGTTGAACGGCGAGATCGCGCCGCCGTCCTGCGCGAAGACACGCCACACGCCGCCGTCGCTGAAGAGCAGCAGCTCGTCGAGTGAAAGCATGTGCTGTACGGCGAAAGCCGCGTCGGCCGCAATGCGAAACGACAGCGGGCTATCCTCCTGCGGCGGAATCGGTCGCGACATGTTCGAATCGCTGCCACTGCGCGTCGCCCATACGTTCTGCGGCTGATTCTCGGTCGACGCAAACCAGCGCCGTTGCTCAAAGTACGTCGAGACGCGAGGGAAGTCGCCCGCGCTCTCGAACAGGCTCTGGTTCTCCGGCGGCACGCGAGAGAAGTCAGGGACGATATTGTTGTCGACCCAAGCGTTGCCCTCCGTAACGCCAATCAAGCCGAAGGCCCAGCCACCGAAGAAACCCCAGTCGGTGCCCGCCGGACCCTCTGCCTTGTAGACGTGGTAGCGCGCAGCACCTGCTACCGTTGTCCAGCTGATCGAGTTGTAGTTACCCGCGGTCCACAGGTTGTTCTGCGTCTGCCGCAGCGCGCTCGGCTCGCTTTCGTTTCCGTCCTCGTCGACCGCGGTAACGACATACGCTTGCCGCATACTGTCGGTTGTAACGCCTTGCGCGACAGGCGACGTCAGAGTCACGGAGGAAGGCGGATCGAGCGGCGACGTGAAAGAGACTTCGGTCAACGTCCAGTTCGACGGCGAGATGATCCGTAATTCACGCGGCGCGTACAGATGGCTCGTGATTGTCATGACGCCCGCAGTCTGCGAGAAGTGCAGCGACCACAGGTCATTTGCGTGGTAGGGCGTCGCCAGCTCATACGGCTGCGTCGTCGCCTCAGTGACCACGCCGCCCTCGAATGCGTCACGATACGGCCACGTCAACACGGTCGATTTGTAGTTGTAATAGCGCCCGGTCGGTGAGCCCCAGCGCAATCGAAACGTATTCGTCGTCGCGTCACTGACGTAGAACGGCCCCTGCGTCAGCACCGGCTGCCCGTTGTTCGTCACGCCCGAGAGAAAAACCCTTGTGCCATTCGCGAGCCCGTGTGACGCAGCGGTGAGCGTGTGGCCGTCGCCCGACCACTGCCAATTTGTGATCTGCACCTCGCTGCCTGCTGCGAGTACCTGCCCACCGCCGTACCAGAATCGGATGTACTGGTGCCCGACCTCGAGCAGATAGCCCGTGCCGTCCGTGAGATAAAACGGGACGAGCCGCGGAAAGGGCGCCTTCGCCTGCCCGATGAAACGCGTTCCGGGGCGGTTGATCGCCGGCCCGTGCGGGAGCGTGATGAAGTTCCGCGCGAGTGCAAGGCCCGTCTGGAACTTGACGTGATCGACACGGCCGTGCATCTCCGGCGTGATCTCGCCGGCAGCAAACGATCGTATCAGTGTGCGAATGTCGTACATCAGCGATCCGTGATCCAGCTCGGCTTGTAACTCTTGTAGATGTCGTCTTGCTTGCTCGAGTTGGCATCGTTCGCGCGAGCCTCAGCGAGCACGCGCGCAAAGGTCGCCTGCGCGTCGCGCGCGAGCTGCACGCCGGTCTTGCCCTTCACCAGCGGCCCCGCCAGCATCGACGCCAGTAGCCACGACAGCGCGATGACAGCGCCCGGCGTCCACCGGTTGAGATCCGTCACACGCACCGCATACTTCAGCTCGGCTTGCTCGACATTCGTGTAGATCACGCGGCTACTGTCAGGCAGCGCCTCGACGATGTAGTCTGCAGCCGGAACGTCGCTGGTGAAGTGGAGCGCGCGCAGCTCAAGCGGACGCAGACAGCTCGCCGGCAGCGCGTATGCGTACTGCCACGCGATCGGCGGCACGATGTCGAGCAGCGCTAGCCGCTGACGCCGAGTGTTGAAGCTCCACCCATACTCGAGCAGCCCATCCCGCGCCACCGGGTAGAACATCGCGCACAGCTCGGCCTGCCTTGAGCCGTCCGGCGGGCTGATGTCCTGCACGTTCGCCGCGTCGCCGAGATGGGCGAGGGCGAGGTTGCACACGTCGACAGGGCTAGCCATAGACTCCTCCGAAAAATGAGGGCCGCGCGATGGCGGCCCTCGAGTCGCTCACAGGGAGGTGCCGCGACAAACTCAATTCAAGCAAGATCCTCGGGTTTCGCTGGCCGCTGGCCGCCCCCGCTGATGCCGCCGTCCCGCTCAACAAGGTGCCCGCCTACCTTCTTGAAGATCGGCTTCGGCGTCGGCGTCGGCTTGACGTCCTCGGCCTTAGGCACGACCTCGCACCAGCTGGCGTAGTCCGCGCGCAGCTTGCCGTCCGGGCCGACCGGAGCGTCGAAGACGTCGCCAGCCCGGCGGCGCGGAACGCCGCCGGTCTTGATCGCACGTACGCGCACGGTCTTCACGGCGCTCACCAGGAGTTGCCGGCGTACGGCACCCAGTTCGCGACGTCGCGAACGAGGAACGCGTTGACCTTGCCGGCCGTGAGCGCTTCCCCGCCGACGTTCGCCTGGAAGCCGAGGAACTTCTCGTACTTCTGGCCCTGCGGCAGCGCGACGACCGCGACGACCTGACCGGCCTTGAGCGCATCGGCCGGGTTGTAGACCGGCGACTGCCAGTGAATCGTCTGCGAGCCGTCGACGGCGATCGTCTCCGTGCTGTCCGAAACGAGCTGGAACTGCACCGTCGCGGTCGCGCCGGACGTGTCGTCGAGCGTCGTCTCGATCTGCACGACGAGGTAGAGCGGCTCGCCGGCTCCGATGTCCCGATCGACGTCGAGCGGGATGACGTCACCGACGTTGCGCACGCCCGTGCTGCCGCCGATGGCCGCAGCGAGTCCGAAAGTGCTTCGCTTGTCGAGCTTCATGTGTCTGTCTCCGTGATACCGTAGTCCGCCGATCAGGAGGCGAACGTCACCTGCGTTTCGTTGTTGTGCAGCGCGTCGACGCGGCGCACCGGGATGTCGTCGAAGACGATGACTCGCCGCCCGGCGACCGTCTCCCACGTCAGGTTCGTCGCGATCTTCTCGAGGATGCCGAGGCGCAGCGCGGTGATGACGCGACGGTTCGCGTAGATCACCGGACGACCCGACGTGGTGTCTTCGAGCCGCTCGGACGCCTCGATGAGCAGCCGCACGAGCTTCTTCGCGTTCTCGAGGACACCGCTGGTCTCGGTGAAGAGGCCAGTCGTGTCGACGTTGCAGATGCGGAAGACGTAACGCCAGTCGCGCACCGTCAGGCCGCACTGCCACTTGTAGTGCGAGCGGTACGCCTGCATGCGGCCACCGTTGCCGTCGATGTTCTCGATCGTCACCTCACCGAGATCGCGGAACGAGAGGCCGCCCGTGCTGCCCTTCGGATACAACCCGTGGACCGTGTTCGGCCCCCACACGATGCCCCAGATGGACGTGAGGTTCGAGGTGCCACCCGCGTTGATCAGCTGCGACGCGTTCTCCGCGGTCGAGTCGTTGAACCGCGGCGCGAGACCGGTGAACTCGGCCGGCGCGAGCCGCTCATCTCCGTAGAAAAGCGTCTCCGCCATCTCCTTGTTCATGCCCTCGATGTGCGCGGCATCCTCGGAGAGCCGGAACGCTTCCGTGTTGCCATTGAGGTTCGCGAGATCCTTGTCGACCTCCGCATACGCCTCGAGGTTGCCGATGGAGTCCGTGACCTGCACGGTCGTCGAGCGCGACGGCTGGACGCCCTGGTACATCATGCGCCACGTCGGCTCGGGGATGCCCGTGCGGATCGTGGTGCGATGCCCGGTCGGCAGGTTGCCTTCGACGACGACGAGGTCGTCGAGGATCGCGTTCTTCTGGTTAAGCATCTCGACGATGCGCGCGATCGTGCCGTCCGGGTCCATCCGCTTGACGACGTCGGTCAGCGTCGGGTGGGTGTTTGCAATGAGACTCATGGTTGCTTTCTCCGTTAGCGCTAACTAACCCTTCACACGTTGTGATCCGAGGCGGTGTAGAAGCGTTTCGCCTCCTGCCGCCGGTCGCCCAAGACCAGCTTGTCCTCGCTGATCGCCTTGCCGACGCGATACATGAAGCGAATCGCTTCCGGGTGGTTGCCGAGGCCGCTCGAGTCGAGCATTGCCCGCAGCTCAGGCGTGCCGAACGCCTCGAGCGCCTTGCGCGCGACGGCGATGTTCGCGTCAAACTTCTCGCCGCCGAACTCCTTGTCAGCGCGCGCCGCCTCAAGCCAGCCCTTGATCGCGGCATCCGCCTCGGCGTTAACGCGCTCCTCGATGCTCTTGCGCACGGCGAGATCACGCTCGAGTAGCTTCTGCGCCTGCTCCTGCGAGAGGTTCAGCTCCTTCGCGAAGCCCGTGAAAGCTTCGAGATCCTCGCCCTCGAGCTTCACACCCTCCGGCAGGTTGAATGGCTCGTAGCTCTCGGGAGCACCGCCGGCGTCCTTCGGCGCGTCACCGCCGCCGAGCACCGTCTTGCTGTCGCCACCCTGGCCGCCGTCGCCTTGGCCGCCCTGGCTGCCGTCGCCCTGGCCGCCCTGGTCGCCCTGGCCACCGCCGTCGCCCTCGCGAACCACCAACGGCTCGAAAGGCTCAATCTCGTAGTCCGACAGTCCCTGTTTCACTTACCGTTCTCCGTTTGCATCAACGTGTACTTCTCAGGCGCCGCCTCGAGGCAATCGGCCATCAAGCGCAGCCCGATATTGCGCTGCCCCTCGTGGAACGCCGTGCTCAGCGCGTCGCCCGTGTAGCTGAGCCGAAACACGCCGGCTTGCTCGAGGAGCCGCCACACGACGCGGCGCCCGCGGCCGTCGCTCATGACCCATTCGAGGTCCGACAGCTCCTGCTGCCGGCGGCGCTCTTGGTCCTCTTGATCGACGACATCCATTTCCACTTTGCCCAAGTTATGGACCGCTAACCCGGCCGTCAAATCACTTTTTCCCACCCCGATACCGGGCCGTGCTGAGCGCCTGATGTAGCAGCCCGCCCATCGTGTCGACGAACCCCTCATCATCGCTGAGGTCGGGGCGGCCGGCGGCCTCGAGGAGTACGTGCATCAGCTCGTGACAGAACGTGTGCGCCTGCAGCTCGGGCGTGCGCGCCGTGCGATAAATCGTGATCGTGTCGCGCTCGCTGTTGTACTCGCCGAACGCATCGAGGTTGACCTTGCGCGAGCGCGTCACCCGAATCGTGCGCCCGAGTACCTCGAACCGATAGGGAATACGCATCACGCCCCCAGCAAGTCGAATGCCTGCGTCAGCGCGTTCGGCTGCGACGTGTCGACCTCGCTCAGCGTCTTCGCAGTCTGCGCCACCGCGGGCGCCGTCTGCGCGGCGAGCAGCGCCTGCTCCTGCGCGGCGCGCTCCTGCCGAATGATCGCGACTTGCTCGTCGCCGACGATCATCGACGGATCGACGCCGAGCATGTCGGCGTAGACGTCGACGACCTGATCGGCATCGATCTTGTCGAGCACCTCGGGCTTGAACTGCGCGAAGCTCGCAATCGTGCCGAGCAGCCGATCAGTGCTCGCGATGCCCACCGCGCGCTGCGCCTGCGCGAGCATCGAGATGAACTCGACCTCTAGCTCCATGCCCTGCAGCTCGGGCGGGGGAGGGGGAACAATGCCAGCCTCGAGCATGTGATCGAACGTGATGTCGATCAGCGGCGCGAGCAGCTCGTTGTGCAAGCGCTCAAGCACCGGCCCGAGCATGAGCAGCTTCTCCTCGTGACGCTCAGCGATCTCCCGCGCCGTGATCTGCCGGCGATCGGTGGTCGCGAGCATGAGGAACAGGTCTTCGTAGAACGCGCGGCTGATGCGCTGACGTACGTCCATGATGTCCTGCAGCAGATACTGCAGCTCGATGCGCACGTCGAAGAGCGAGCGCACGCCCGCACCGGGGCCTGTCGCGTCGACATACGTGATGCCGCCCGGCTGCGCCGCGACGCCGCGATTACGCAGCGCGGTCGGCACCTGCAACGGCGGCTGCGTTTGCAAGTCGATGCCTTGCCCCTTGCGTAGCTGCTGGTGCTGCAGCTGCTTCACGTCGCCGAGCGCTTCCATGCCGGGCGACGAGCCGTAGATGTCACCGCTGTACACGTGCCACCGCGGGCAGACCGCGGGGAAGCGGCGGAAGCCCGACTCGCGCAGGTACCTGCCGTCGTGCGAGCCGATCTCGAAGTAGCACGACGCCCACGGCATGTTGCGCGCGTCGCGCTTTGTCACGTCGCGATCGCGCCGCGGTTCGACGACGTGCATCACCGGCACCCAGCGGTCGTAGCCGTGGCCCTGCTGGTAGAGGTTGCGCACCCAGGTGCTGACGTTCTCGAGCCCGAACGCGTCGACACACTGTGCGACGGTCATCTCGAATTCGCGGTAGAGCGTGTCGACCATGCCGCGCTCATCGGTCGCGATCGCATACTCGCCAACCGTCAGCGGCGTGTGATGAATCACGAAGTCGAAGTCGGCGAGCACGAAGTCGGGCGCCGTACCGAACACGGCCAGCTCCTCGTAGAGCATCGGCAGGGCGCGGTACGTGTTCGAGCCCGCGAAGATGTCGAGCATTCGCTGCGTGACGATCGACGTCCACGACTTCACGGCGTGGAACTCGTTCAGGTCATCGTCCGGCGTCTTGAGGCGCAGCCACGGCCGAGCCGGCGACGTCATGCCCGCCATCAGCCCGGCGGCCAGCACGCGCATCGAGCGGATGCCTGACGAGTCGAGGATGTGCTGGTGCTGCTTGCCGCCCTTCGTGTTGCGCTTCGTGCGGAAGAACCGCCCGGCGCGCGGCATGAAGAAGCGCGCCAGCTCCTCCCAGTGCTGATCGTACGACGAGCGCTCGAGCCTCAGCCCGTTCCAGCGCTTGAGCTGTCGATCGATCGCCTCGCGGCTCATGTCACTGCCCGAGCAGAGTCGAGCGCGCGGTGGCCGGCGCCGTGAGCGCCGTCGACGGCACGTCGCTCGTGCCAAGCCCTTGCGTCGCGCGTCGCCGCAACGCGTTCACGTTCGGCTGTCGCTGCGGCTGCGTCGGCCTCGGCGCCGGGACCTTCGGCGCATCCGGCGCGAGTAGCGCGGACGCCGCCGTCGAGGCGCCGCCGATGATTGACGCAAGCACGACAGGCTCAATTCCGGTACACATCACTTGCCCCTCAATCGCTTGATCGATACTGCAATCGCGAAGATGCCCGACAGAATCGCGACGAGCGCGGCGCTCCACTGCACGTAGGGCATCGACCACTCGACGAACGCGGCGACGGCAGACGCGCCGCTCACCGCGAAACCGCTGACTGCTTGCGCCTCGTGCGTCATCGGTAGCACCCGTACGTCGTGAACCAGTCATAGCGCGCGTAGTCCGCCAGGCCGCCATGGGTCGCAAGCCACGCGTGGTACACGCGGAACGCTGCGGCCTCGGTCGTACAGCGATCCATCGGGCGGCCGAGTCGGTAGTCGACGTAGTGCGATACCTCGTGCGCCAGGATCGCTTGCGCGTAGACCGGATCGCGCAGCCCCAGGTGCAGCCAAACCGTGTCGGGGTCCGTGAAGCGGAACATGCCGAGCGCGCCGTACGGCAGCGTGTCGAATCGCAGCTTCGGCGCCGGCACGGCGCCGCACTCGAGCTGCCGCACGGCGCAAACGAAGTCGACGTACTCCCGTGGCACCTCGTGGACCTGAAGCACCGGCAGGACAATCGCGAGCAGTAGACCCTTCATGCCCCTGACGGTAGAAAGCGCGTCCTAACCCGTCAAGCCACTTTTTCCCGCCTGCCCGCTAGCTGTACGGGTCGTGGTCGCCGTAGCTGCCGGCGCCGGGCTCGCCGAACGCGACCTCGTACGGGTCGTGCGCGAGACCGGCGGGCTGCTTGGTCGCGAAGACCTCGTGGATCTTCGGCGTGTCGTAGGCCGCGAGGATGTACGCCGACGCGAGGTCCGGCGACCAGCCGAGGCGCTTCGGGTCGAGCAATTCCTCGCGCGACTCGACATACACCTTGCCGCCGACCAGCCGCCAGCGCGGCGCGGTCAGCTCGCGCAGCAGTCGCTTGTCCGGCGGCAGCGCGACGCCGAGGTTGCTCTCAGGATCGAGAATTTCGCGCATGCGCCACCAGTCCCGCGAGCGCACGTTCGCGAATCGCAGCCGGCCCGACTTGTCCGTCTCGTCGCAGCGCTCGGCGCCGTTGATGCCGAGCACCTGCTGCCGCGCTTGCACGAGGAAGTCGTACGGTGACGAGCCGACGCCGACAACGTCGATGTGGATCGGCGCGCGATCTCGCACCGCGGCGATAGTTAGCCCTGCTACATGTGGGCCGTCCGGCGTGCTCGTGCCGGGATACGTGAGCGGCTCGTCGAACCACCAGTCGACGTGACGGCGCGCGATGCATGTGTCGTTGTCGCCGCCACGCGCGACGTCGACGCCGACCGACGCCATCTCGGTCTTGCGGTCGCGCTTCGACCAGCGTTGCATCGCGGCCTCGACCCATGCGGTCGGAATGACCTGCCATTCGTCGTCCTTGAGTCCGGCGGTGAAATCTCCGTACAGCATCTGTGACCTCAACGGTTCGGGTAGAGCCTGTAGCGTCGCGATGTAGGCCGTGCCAAGCAGGTACGGGTTGTCCGACACGCGAGCCGGGATGAACGTGCGCGACTTCGGCAGCAGGATGTCTTCCTTGCGCCATTCGCGCGGATCGAAGTCGGTCGTCAGCCGGCCGCCGACCACGACGCGCGGCCGGTTGTCCGCGACCTCATGGTCCCGGCCTGCGACCGTCACGAACCAGCGAAGCTCGCCGGGATCGGCCGGTACTGGGTGATGCTTGTCGATCCACGGCGCGAAGTAGTCGATGATCCATCGGCCCTCGCTTTTGGTCGGCGGGTTGAACGTCATCAGCGTCTGCGCGTGCTGCCCGACGACGACGGTGCGCACCCAGCCCATCAAGAAGCGCACAGCTGATTCGCGCAGGTTCGCGGCTTCCTCGAGGACGAGAAGGTCTTTCGGGTGGCCCTGGTGCTTCGTCTCGTCGCCGGGATTCGCGAGCGAGCCGAACTCGATCATCAGCGGCACGCCATCGTAGCGCTGCAGGATGTAACGCCCGTAGCGATCTCGCGCGTCGTTGCGGCCGATGATCTCGTTGATGCGATCGTAGACCGGCGTCAGCTCGGTGGCGTGCTCGCGGAAGATCGCGACCTTGCGATGCATGGTGAGCGCCTTGCCGATCGCGAGATCGGTCTTGCCGCCACCGGCCGCGCCACCGTAGCCAACGACGTCCGCTTCGCTGAAGTACGCGAGAGTCTGCGGACCGGGCAGCGGGCGCCACGGTAGCGGATCATCGGCGAGCACCTGCTCCACGAACGCGCGCTCCTCCGGCGTCATGTAGCGCAGCAGATCGCGGATCTCGGCAGGTGAGAGGTCGTCAATCACACCAGGCCCCCATCGTTAGCCTTACAAGGCTCAGATTGGACAGTTTCGTGCCTTTTAAGGCAGCGCATCGTTACCATCACACGAGGTCCTCGAGTCGCGGTAGCTCCTCAAGCGCACGCGTTTGCTCGATGCGCTCGTCGAGATGCGCGCGCAGAAGCTTCAGCGCATCGTTAGCATCGCTAAGATCTTCGCGCGCGTGCTCAACGATGCGGTTGAAGCACTCGATCGCACGCCACGTCGCGTCGTTGATTGCACTTGCCATCACACCAAGTCCTCAAGGCTAGGCTTGTCGTCGACGATCTCGCCCTCGATCACGTCGGGCGCGTCGCCCATCAGCATGCGGCGCTTCGCCGCGTACAGAATCGCGGCGAGCTTCGCCGCAACCTGCGCCTCATCGCGCAGCTCGATCGGGCCACCATCGGGGCCGGATAGCTCGAGCTTCGCGGCATCGCGGAACTCGGGGCGCGTTGCGCGCAGGATCGCGAGCAAAAGCGCGTCGCTGTATTCGACCACGGTGTCGACACGCTCGCCTTTGTAGTGAACCGGCTTCTCGATGCCGTCGATCGCGCGTCGCACGGCTTCAGCGAGCGCGACGTCTCCGAGCGCGCCGCGCACTTCCTCGAACGCGGCGCGAAACTTCGCGTCGCTCCTGAGGTGCCGGTACATCGTCGTGAAGTGACGACCGACCGCCTCGCACGCCGCGCGGAAGTTGAACCGATGCTCGACGTAAGCGCGCAAGAACGCGCCCTTCTCCTCGTCGGTCAGCGGACCACCATGGCGCTCAATCTCGTTCGCCATCACGACGCCCTCGCTCGCGCCCGCCAGTTGTTGATCGTTCGCTTTGTGACTTCGAATTTCGCGGCGACCTCTCGCGCGCTCAGCCCGTAGATCTCCACCAGCCTGACCGCGAGGTCGCGCTCCTCCGGCGAGCACCGCGGCTTCCGCTTTGCAGTTTTTTGCGACTTTTCCATGCCTGCCTCGAATCTGCAGATTTCTGCGAGTTGCTACGCTACGAGCCCGTGCTACGTGCTACGCCCCCTAAAGGGGGCGCGTAGCAGACGTAGCAGCTGCTACGCTGTTACGCCATGCTACGTGTAGCACCACGTAGCACGTAGCAGCAGTTTTTTGCGACTTCGAACTCGCACTTTTTTGCACTTTCACCCTCATACCAGCGTCACCGTATCGGCCTCGATCTCGATCGTCCCGGCCGCCTGCAGCCGCTCTAACGCCCGCTTCGCCCGCGCGCGTCGCTGATCGCGCTTCGTCGGATCGTGAGGCAGACGCAGCGACGCCTCCTCGATCACATCGCTCACCGCGACTCGCGAATCGCCACCCAGCGGAGCGAGATCCTGCAGGACGTCGACGACGATCTGTTCGACCTCGCCGAGCTTCTTACGCCGCGGCGCACCGCGGTCCATCGATTCCTCGACGTGCGCGACGACACACGACGTCACAGGCTCGCCTGCGTCGAATGCCTCGAGCACCACAGTATCGAGCCTAAAGGTATAGACCGCGCCCTTCGGCCCGTTCTTCAGCTTCTGCACGACGATGTTGCGCAGCTCGAGGTCATCGTACTGCTCGACCAACAACTCGACGCAGAACGCACCGTGGAGCACGCTCGAGCCGCGAGGCCCTTTGCCTTCGGTTTTCCCCTCGTGGTGGACGAGCAGCACGAGCGCGCCGGTCGCCTTGTGGACGCGCTTGCACCAGTCAATCAGCACCGTCATGTCCTTCGCGCTGTTCTCGTCGGCGCCGGGCGTCACCGACGCCAGCGTATCTAGCACGACGAGCTTCGCGTCGACGCGTGCGGCCGCATCGCGAATCGCGGCGAGCAGGTCGCGCTGCGTGTCTTTGTCCATCACGTTGGGTGCATCGCAGAGCGTGAGTATCGGCACGCTGCCGGGATCGATCCCGTGCGCCAGCTCGTAGGCATCCATGCGCATGCGCACGCCCGAGTCATCCTCGGCCGCGACGTAGAGCACGCCGCCTTGCTTCACGCTCTTGTCACGCCAGTCACGGCCGAGCGCGACGGCGTAACAGAGATCGAGCGCGACGAACGTCTTGCCGCTGCCGGGCTGCCCGTAGATCGCGCCAACGTCGCCCGCTGGCAGAAGCTCATGCACGAGGTAGCTCGGCCGCGGGAGCTGCTTCGCCTCGAGCCGCGTCAGGAACTGGAAGCGCTCGGGCTTGGGGGACATGTCGACGAGCAGCTCGGCCTCGTCGACGGTGTCGAAGTCCGCGGGATCGGCGACGCGCGGCGGTGTGAGCGAGGCGAGTGTGACCGGGTCGGGATGATTGCCGAAGCTGCGCCAGTGGACTTCAAGATCCGCGGTGCCCTGGTACTTCGTGCCACGGCTCGACCATTCGTCCCAAAGTGCGAGACCTTCGTCGTGGCCGCCGAATTCGTGGTGCAGCGCCATTCCGACGCGAATCCAATCGTCGTATGGCGCGTCCGGGTCGTGGTGCGCGAGGATCGCGCGGATCTCATCGGCTGTCGCGCCCGTCGGCTCAGGCAGCTCCTCGCGCAACGGTCGCAGTGACTGCTGCCACAGGTTGCGCAGTTCGAGGGGGAGTTCAGGCAGGAAGCGCCAGTCGGCGACCAGCGGGTTGCCATAGCGCCACGTATACGGCTGTCCCGTTTCCGGATGGATCGACGGCGGCAACACGTCTTGCACCGTTGCGCCGGTGCGGGTCGCGCAGCGCAGCTCGAGTGCGTGATGAGTCTGACCACCGGACTCGTACGGCGCGAGCTGCACGCTGGGCAGCGGTGTCGCGAGCCGATACAATAGCTTCCCGCGACCTGGGCGCCCGGATGCAATCTGCACGCTATCCGGCGCGGCGATCAGCGCGTCGAGATTGATACCGCGCTCCGCAAGCCAGCGTTTCGCGTGCTCGTAGTGATCGACGTCAATGGCGCATGTGCCTGAGTACGCGTGGCACAACCCTATGTTTTCTATGAGTTTTTGCGCCTGCTCGACCGTCGTGATCGCTCGCTCGCGCCGCTGCCAGCCGGGTGTTACGGGGCCTTTTCGGCCTCGCGGGATGGCGCACAATGCCCAGCCCGCCCGGACGTAATCGACGGCTGTTGTCATGCGTATCTCGGTTCCCTGTGAGTTGGCACGGAACCAGTAATGCCCGCTAACCGCGCGAAGTCAAGGCCCCGAATAGCACGCACTATTGACTCGGGGGTTAGGGTGTGCTAACCTGCGCGCGTCTGAGGAGAGGAGGACATGCTATGCGAAAGAAGGACTACGAGCTGATCGCGTCGATGCTGGCCGAGGCCCGCAACGGCGAAGTGTCGCGGCTGTATGTGGCGAAGGGCTACGTCTCCGCGAGAGCGGTCAACCGCTACCACAAGCGGCTAGTCGCGGAAGTCGCCGACCGGCTCGCGTCGACGGACCCGAAGTTCGACCGTCAGGCGTTCATCGCCGCCGCGGAAGGTTAACCTGCGCGCGTCTGAGGAGAGGAGGACACGCTAATGACCTACATGGTGATGGCTGGCAACGGCAACCTGCTTTGCAACGGCATATTCGAGCACGAAATCGAGCGCATCGCTCAGGCTTTGGCCGACAGCCTCGTGGAAACCGTCTACTACAAGAGCAGCACCGCCCCGGATGATGAGGACACTGTCATTGCGGTCGAGCCGCGCACGGTGCGCTGCGAGTGCAGCGCTTGGACCGGCGAACGCTGCGTCTGGACTGGACCGCGTTCGCAGACCGTCCTCGTCGAGTACATACCCAAATATCTCCGCGCGTCGCTCAAGGCCGCCGGCATCGCTGGCTTTTACCCGCCGGACAACAACGCAGAGTGCGTGCGCGTGTCGCGGTACTGCGCCGAATTGATGCTCTCGAACGACGACGAGCGCGACTGGGCGCAGGTTGTCGGCAGCTGAAGATGGTCCATGAAACGAGCGCCCGAAGTTCGACCGTCAGCAGTTCATCGCCGCCGCGGAAGGTTAGTCAGTACGCACTATTGACTCGTGGCTTAGGGTGTGCTAACCTGCGCGCGTCTGAGGAGAGGAGGACCGATGATGAAGCACTACTATGCGCA